AGAGGTGCCAGACACATACTTTACCAACTTTGATCAGTATCAAACAGGATATAATTCTTTTGAGAACTCTAGAAATTCATTATACTCTTCAGAAACAGCGTCTACAGGTCGCGGAACAATATTAACTTAAGGACTTAAAATGGAATACAAAAAACAAGGTGTAAGCGATAATGCTTACCAACATTTACAAGAGGCGGATACAAACGGTGACGGCTATGTGAGTAGCCAAGAACTAGCTATGTATCTTGAGTTTAAGCGTAGAGAGCTTGAAGACCAAGATGCTCAACGTGATGCTATGCGTAAGATGACATGGTTTGCACTATGGGGTATGTTATTATATCCAGTGACCATCGTTATCGCTTCATGGTTAGACGTAGACGATGCAGCAACTATCATTGGTAATATCGCTCCTACATACTTTGTAGCCATCTCAGCTTTGGTGGCAGCATTCTTTGGTGCTAATGCATACTCAGCATCTAAAAAGAATGATGCACCACAACAGATGCAGATGCCAATCCCACAAAGACCAGCTCCATCAGCTCCACCACCTCCTGCTCCACCAGCACCACCGAGTGTAGAGGATTATAGTGAGCCTGAAGTTAGTGCTGAACGTGCTACACCAAGAAGAAAGATAACTTAACATAAAGGTATATCATGAAGTCTGATGATAATTTGTCAAAGGTTTTTAACGTAGAGCCTCTCAAACCTGGGGAAACGATTAGTACTGGCGCTGAGATAGTGCCAGCTTCTACTAAGGTTGAAGAGAACGTAGATTACGACTATGATTCAGCTCGTAATAACCTACATAAGTTGTTGAATCAAGGCCAAGATGCATTGTATCATGCGTTAGAGATTGCAAAACAATCAGAACACCCAAGAGCTTTTGAAGTAGTAGGTAACTTAATGAAACAACTAGCTGACACTAACGAGCAGCTGTTAGCATTGAGTGAACGTAAGCAGAAGTTGGATTCGCCTAAGCAACAAGAAGGGCAGCCAAATAAACAAGTAACAAATAATAATGCGATTTTTGTGGGGTCAACCTCCGAATTGAGCAAGATGATCAAAGATATGAATAAAGGAGAATAGTATGGCACTACCTATGATGAAGGCACCGTTATATAATGTAACGGTGCCATCTACAAAGAGAGAGATACAGTTTAGACCGTTTTTGGTCAAAGAAGAGAAAGCATTACTCTTAGCACAGCAGTCTGAAGACCCTAAGGTAATGATCAACACATTAAAGAACGTCTTACAGTCTTGCATAGTCGGAGACGTAGACATAGATAACTTAGCTACGTTTGACTATGAATACTTATTTACACAGATCAGAGCAAAGTCTGTAGGCGAGATAGTAGAGTTAATATTCCTTTGTGATACATGCGATGACGAAAAGGCAAAGGCTAACGTTAAGTTAGATATAACAAAGTTTAAGGTAGAGTTTCCAGAAGGACATGACACTAACATCCCTTTATTTGATGATGTTGGGATCATGATGAAAAACCCGTCGCTAGATACTTTAGATAAGTTAGAGAAGATACGAGACGGAGATATAGACAGTATATTTGATGTAGTAGTTGATTGTATAGAATCAATATACAACACTGATGAGGTGTTTAATACTAAAGATCAAACAAGACAAGAAGTATTAGACTTCCTTGAAAACTTAACTCAAGAACAGTTTAAGAAGATTGAAAACTTTTTCTTAACTGTACCTAAGTTAAAGCAGACAGTAGAATATGATTGCCCAGTATGTAGCAAGCATCATGTTAAGTCTATGGAGGGCCTGGCAAGTTTTTTTTAGTTAATCTCAGTCACGAGAGCTTGTCCAACTATTATAAGATGAACTTCGCTCTCATGCAATACCACAAGTATTCGTTGACTGAGATTGAAGAGATGTTCCCATTTGAACGCGAGATCTATGTTGCTATGTTGATTAAGTATTTAGAAGAAGAAAAACAAAGACTAGAGAGTAGGTAATGGCAAAAAGCGGATTAATTTTTAAATCTGAAGCAGAGTTTCAGAAAGAGTATCAACCTGAAAGGATGGGCGAAGGAGCTCTTAAACAGGTTATCCAACAGTTACGTTCGCATAACCTATCAGCTGAAGGTGTCAAGACGAAAACGCTTGCTGCAGAACCGATTATCAAAGACTCTAAAGAAACTAAACTTAAAGAAGATTCTAATAAAAATACAGAATACTTGATAGATGAAAATAAAAGATTAAATAAAAACATAGAAAAGTTAACAAAAACTATCAGTGATACTTCTAAAGGAAAAGGTATTACTGGAGAAAAAGCTGAAAAGTTAGCAAAAGAGCAAGAGAAGGACTATCGCGGGATAGGACAACAGTTTAAAGAAAGACTTACAGGTAGAGCTGGTAATAAGTTTGATCCAAGCGGCATGGCTTGGAAGTTTGGATCAATCAGAGGTTTATTACATACTACTGGGTTGGTTAAAGCTGGAGGTGGAAGCTGGTTAGATAAAAAGCTAGACGTACGAGAAGAGCGTTTGAGAACTGCTCATGAGATGACTAAAGCAAACTCTACTATGAAAAACCTAAAGCAGTTTAAGACAGATGCTGCTGTAGAAGACTATTACGCTGAAAGAGGTAAAAAGGTACAAGAAGCTAAAGCTAACCTTCAAACAGAACAATACAAGATAGACACAGCTCAAGGATTAATGTCAGAAGAAGAGTATGCTAGGACTACTGGTGGTCGAAAGAATATAGAAGCCCGAGATAAAGCCGCACAAGCGCTAATTGATATTGATCCTACAAAACAAGGTGAGAAAAAGGGAGCAATTAAATCTGCTAAAGAAGATGTCTCACAAGATGAACTAAATGTATCGCAAGAAGAGAGTGATACATTAAAAGCATTAACAGCTTCTACAGAACCACTCAATGAACTGATAACCATCACTAAGATAGAGAATGAACGTAAGGCTAAAGCCGACTCTGACATGTTAGTTGCTTTAAACAACGTTGCTGCGTCGGCAGGTCAAGGCGGATCTTTAGGAGGACTAGCTAGTGTTGCAACCGATCTTATCGGCAGAAAAGGTGCTATTGGAGCTGCTAAAAAGGGAGCTGGATACCTATCAAAAGTAGGTGGTGCTGGTAAGCTCATGAAAGGTGTCGGCATAGGTGCAGTTGGAGCTGCAGTTGGTGAAGGTATGCAATGGGGTGGTGATAAGCTTAAAGAAGCAGGATACGAAAAGACTGGTAAAGCTGTAGGAACTGGTGGTACAGCAGTTAAGTATGCTGGTTATGGAGCTATGATCGGTTCTGTTATTCCTGGTGTTGGTACTGCTATCGGTGCGGGTATCGGTGGTGCTATAGGTTTAGGTAAAGGCATCTATGATAACTATTACAAAGGTGCTCCAAAGGCTACATCAAATAAAGAAACACACAGCTTACGCATGGATACTAGTGATCCTAACAATATAAGATACCTCGTAGATGATAAAGAGATCAGTGCTGATGAATACATGAGGTTGCAAAACATTGAAGACTTACGCGATCAAGCTAAAGCCATAACTGCAGCATCAAATAAAGCTGATCAAGTTTCAGCACGATCTGCAGATAACGCTGAAGATGAAGGCGCAGTAACTGATACACAAGCTATGAAATCGAAGTATTATAAACCAGCAAGTAAATCTCAAATTTCAAAAGACATTGCAATAGATAAAGCTAAGATGCAGATTTATGCTGATCGTCAAAAAGCGGCGGAAGTTTCAGCACGATCAGCAGATAACGCAACATCTAAGTTACCATCTAATGCAGCTCCATCAAATACTATCGTTAATGCTCCAACTAATATTAGTAAGTCATCAACAAATAATTCTATTAAAGTACCTATAAGAGATCAAGACCATTCTGTTAGGTCTTACTATAACTCTAGGTATGCTACATAAAAAAGGGACCTTTCGGTCCCTTTTCTACATCTACTCTTAGTTTTCGTTAGCGATACTTGCAAAGAAACCCATCATGTCTTCATCCTCATCATTGATCTCTGGCGCTTTAGATACTGGAGCTGGTGCCGCAGTAAATGTTGGTTCAGCTTTGGCAGTGAATGATGGTGGTGGTGCAGATGGTAATGGATCATTACTCATTGACTCTGCCGTAGGTACAGCAACTCCACCACTTAACACTGAATCTAACTTAGCTTTAAGTTCGTCATAAGACTTAAACTGTTTAGTGTTGTTAGGATCAATGAACTCAGCTAGCTTAACTTGTTGATTTACGATAGCTAAGATCGCTTCATCAGTTGGAGCCACTGGTGTTTGCTCCGCGAACACTGATTGGTCATAGTTAGGATAACCTTCGACCGTACGCATACGGATCTTGAAGTTTGCACCTTCCCATAAGTCAAACACATTCACTGGTTTTTCATCCTCAAATGTAGGTTGTGCTTTGTTCATGATCATGTCAAAGATCTTCTTACCATACTTGAACAGCACTACTTTGCCATTATTTTCTGGATGTACTGGATCTGATACGACCACAATGTTTGAGATGAATGTTAAGCGACGCTTTTGATCACGTGCGATCTCTTTATTTGCATCAGAACCTGAGTTCCAAAGTGTGGTGTTGAGTTCACCAACTGGATCTGGTTTTCCAACAGTGGTCAATGAGTTTTCAATGTACCATTTACCTGTTGGACCTTTGAAGCCATGAGAGAATACTTTAACCCATGGTAGTTCATCACCTTCGACTCTTGGTAAGAAACGAATCACTGCAGTTGCATTACCTGCTTTGTCACGCTCTAGTTTCCAAAAGCGATTGTCTTCATAGTTCTTATTGTTATCTGATTCGAATGCAGATGAGATCTTGCTGAAGTCTTGATTGCGCGAAGCGCGGAGTGTATTAATGTCCATCGTATTTTCCTTTGTATGTTAATATTGCGTAGTATAGAGTATAACTTCTACTCATCTTTATTTATCATGCCCATGTTGTTATTTTCGATAAATTCTTTAAAGATCTTATTGATCTTTTCTTTGTTCTGGATCTTGATAAATCCAGCCATCTTGTATATGATCCTCAGCTCGTTGCCTAGTAATAAGTCGATATGATCATTATTACATAGTTCTGCCACAGGTGTACCCATGGTAGATAATATCGATAGTGTCTGAGGGTGTATTCGTTTTCCAAGATATAGTTTAATTATAACAGGAAAGTCATTTAATGTACAATTAAAAAGCTCAGATAATTTGTATCCGTTCTTTTCTGCTTCTAGTGTCAGTTCATTGAGGTCATCCTCAAATACCTTTGACAGGCTTTCCTTAACCTTGATCCATTCCCTATAATGATCGTCTGCTTGCTCTAACTCGTATATGAAGTTAGGGTTATTGTAGACGAACTGTGCTACTATGAACTGTATGAGTTCTTTGTCGGCATTAAACTTACAACCAAGCTTTTCAAACAGGTGTCTATCATTACGAGCATTAAACGACTCGTACGATCCTTTAACATGGCCTTTGTTCTCAAATACATTAAACTTATCTGTTGTAAAATGGAGCTTTAAGGCAAGGTAATAACGATATGCCTTAAATCCATTCATATGTCTAGCTTACCCTTCTTTGGCAAGTAGTTAAGTTCTATCAAGTTGTTTTCTATCTTTTGCTTGAGGTTTTTATTGATCATACCTGAGATGTCCTCAGGATCTATAAAGTTTTGTTCACAGTACAATAATATTGCGTCCATATGGGATATCCGCTTTTCGGCTACGATGGATTCAATGAATAATGAAAATTCATTGGTGTTCTTAAACATCTTACCTTCCATCATAGCATACTTATATAATGATTAGTTAACTTAAGGCTATGCTTAATATTCTCATAAGCTTTGTACTGGTCGTTATATGCTTTCCAAACTGGATCTGATTTATTAGCAGAGTTCATCTGCTCAGAGAATAGTTCTAAGTACTCGTCAAAGAATATGTCTACTTCTTTTAAGTTCTTTTCTAGTTCACCTTTGACTCTTATTAGTTCTTGCTTGTTGCCTGTTTGATAACTGTGATTGATATGTTGTGCCACGTTCATTTCATTTTCCTTGATTTAAAATTATATTATATCATAATAAACATTTAATGTACACAACTAATCGATAGCTTCACCGTCTTCTACTTTTAACTTAATTCGAGTTTTCTTTGGCTTCGGCTGGTCTACGACCTCCTTATTATCTTGTTTCTTCTTCATCATTTCTACAGCAGCAAAACGTTTCTTCAAACGCGGCTTGATCTCTTCTGCATTATACCATAGCTCTATACCGTTAAGGACTTTCTTAAGTTCGTCAGGAGTTAAGAACCCTTCGTAAGCATCCTTCATGAGATTTTCACACTGCTTGACAGTAAAGTCTGTATGTGCCTTGACTGTTGGGGTGTTACCAGATGAGCCGAATGAGGCTGTATGAACCATCATGTAGGCTGTATCGTAAACGTGTACAGCATGACAGTACATAGCTATAATAGAGGCCGCAGAATGACATGCACCCATGATGAACGCTGTGACTTCTGCTTCACTTGATAGGATACCAGAAACTATGGCTGCGGCTGTATCAAGGTGACCACCCGGCGAGTTGATATAAAGATGGATCTTATCGTTTGGACCAGCATTGACTAGCACAGAGATAAGTTCTCTATACTTACTTGGTTCCTCGATCTCTGCATCTAAGAATACTTCATGCACACATGTTGTAGATGTTATCGTATTGATATGTACATTATTAATTAGTCCACTTAATAAATTAGGGACGTTTTCATTTGCCAATTTAGTCATTATTAAATCTTTCTGTAAAAAATATGATTCCCAATAACAGCTGTTACTGTTACGTTTTTCCATTCAGGTTTAACAGCTTTTGTATGAAAAAACAATGCACCTTTTGTTAAGTCGTACATCTCTCTATAGTTTAAGTACGTATGTAGAGCTATCTGTCTAGCATCTTCAAACGCTTGTTTCTCGTGTTTAGTGTATCTATATGATTGTGCTTTGATCCTTTTATAATCATCACAGTACCAACTAAACTGGCATACTTCCTCAAACTTTTGAGTCATGGTAGCACATATAGATCTTGGATAATTTCCAGAATATACGCGGTTTAGTGTGACTAGTGCTACTGCTACCTTACCTTGTTTAGGTTCGTATCCAGCTTCATAATAGATATTTTGTGCTAGACATTCTACTTGTTGTTTTTCCACCTTAGTTAATTTTTTAGGTGGTTCTATCTTTTGTCGTGTTTGTTCTGTATGTGCAATTGTAAAATTACACAGGTAACACAATGCCAAAATGACAGCAAAAGTTCTCTTCATGGGGATATTCTCCTTGCGATTCGTTACTTGATTATATTATACTCTAGTTGCTAATTAAAGTAAATTTAATTTTTTGAAAGATTGACGGATGTCAATTAACTGGCGAATGAAGCTGCTACGCTTCCCTTGAAATACTTGTGTTTTGTCATGGTCTACTCCTATTAAAATAGTTATATTAGGAACTGCGATACCTGTTAGTTCCTCAAACATAACTGAATAAGCTGTGGCCTGTAAAAAGTAATGCTGTATACTATTTATATCCTTTGGTTTTCCAGAAGTCTTAAAATCGATGATGTTCGGTATACCGTCATAATCACCTATACAGTCAACAGTGCCTGCAACTTGTAGTTTATCGGAATATAGTTTGCTCTCCAGAGCGTGTATATTATCTATCTTATCTACATACGGTATCATTGACTTCCACATCTCATGATCAGTGAGTGAAGGGTCTACAGTGTTACCTTTTAGAAACTCTTCGCATAACGTATGTATACGTGTACCTCTGCTTGATGCTTTTGTAGAGATACGTGTTGCTGCTTCATGTCCTACCCTATTACGCCATTCAGCGATATATGATTGAGTAAGCATGCCCGTCACCCTCGTTATTGATGGATACCTTTTACCGTCTGGTGTATTGTACGTTCTACCGTCTGGACCATCAACCCGTTCAAGCTTCGGGAAATCATGATATATAAAGTTCTTCAATTATTTTTTATATTTTTTCTTAAGCGTTGGCTTT